CATAGATCATTCCAAGAGCACCAGTAACAACTGGGTTCTGTGCATCTCCACGATTTAATGCGTGAGAGAATGATGTAGATTGTAATAACAACGAATAATATGAAGGTGAGCAATATAAAAATAAGTCACCATCAGTAATATCAACATCAGAAGCAATCAAATCTGCTATTGCATTTTGTACCCCAGTTTCTGCTTGAGCAACAGTCAAAGCACCTGCACCAGTAGAGCCAGTATCCACAGTGTTTGTTGTTGTCATCAACTCAGTTAATACTGCGTCATTAAAATGTTTACCAATAGCATTACCCATTGAACGAGCAAATCCATCAAAAACATCAAATGAAGATTGAACTGCTACCATATCAGCAATTCTTTTACCAACAGCAGGCTGTTGATTGCAAGTAATCAAACCCTCTGCATCTGTATCATTTGAAAATGTAACACCAGTATCAATCTCATTTCCACTATCAGTCTTTTGACCAGTATAGTTATTAGCAGTTTCTGCATTTAATATTGGAACATTAATTTTCTCACCTTTCTGACCACCAGCAAGTGAGGAAAAATCCATAATGTTATTTCTTATTTCATATTGTCTTTCAGCATAACCAAGAACTGCTTCAGTCCAGAGTTCTTGAAGAAAACTGGTCTGCGTTTGGTTCTGAACAGTAGTATTATTAGCCATTTAAAATTACCTCTTTCTAATTTTTTTGCGATTTAATAAAATCAGACCACTTTTTTTGCCTTTGATGAGAACCCATTTCTTTTACTCCTTTCTTAAAGGAATTAATTGAAGGGTCTTCAAATTGTCTCGCACTTGGTTTAGTACTATCAACTGGAACTGATTTTTCTTTTATTGTAAGTCTTTGTGCTACCTTCTTTAATTGAGCAGTAGGTAGGTCACCAAATTCCTCTTTATCTTCATCCGTCATTGTGGACAATATGTCCTCACGGATTGATGCCTTTAGAGATTGAAGTTCTTCATCTGATTGTTGCAACTTTTCTATTTTAGAAGATTGTTCAGCAATAATCTCTTTATGCCTTCCTTCTTCTTCTAACTTTTTTTGTTTTCTAAGTCTTTCAGAATCTTGATATTCTTTCAATTTCGCTTCTGCATCTTGTGCCCTTTGTCTATACTTTTTGCTTTCTGCAATATACTTCGCATTCTCTGTGCGATTATCAGTTTCGGGCATTTCTGATAAAGTCTTTTCAGTACTATCCACGTCTGTTTCATTTACTGAATTTTGTTCTTCGGACATCTGTCCTCCTTATTTAATTAATGATTACAGATGTATTTTATTAAGGGTAGGGTATCAAATATTAGTTACTTATCGGTAACCTAAAATATTAAGAACTCTATTCGATTGTATGTTATTTAATTTGTTGGATTGTTGTAGCAGTCGCGTATTGCGTCATATAATATAAACATCCAATTGAATGAACCGGTAATGATATCATAAGTCCTAACTTGTCCAGTTCTTATATACTCCCTAGATTCTGCAGAAAAAAACCAACTATAAAGGCAAGCCATATATCCCACAAAATAGATTGCAACAAGACCAGATATAAAAACCTTCATACCCTAAATGACATTCGTGTAGTCTTGTTCAGTCTTTTCATATTGGTTTTTAAATTAATACCAACTTGCTTATCAACAAGAGTTTCAACCTCTTTCGGTATTTCCTTATCATTAAATATGATTCTCCCAAGTTTCATATTATTAATTACCTTATTGAGATTTTCACCGGCTTGAAGCCATCCGACCCAAACACCCTTACCTCTCTGGACAACTGCTTGAAGGTCTGCCCACATTTCGCCAGTCAAAGTTAAATCAACTTTTGCAGTCTGCCTTGAAACTTGCCTTGGTATTTTTCCGGCTCCTTTTTTTTGTATATATTTTTTACTTTTATATTTCCCGAAAGGTTTTATCCCCTTGAATTTCTTTTGCCCTAATGTTCTTAATTTTTGGACAACCTCGTTTCCAAGTTTATACCAGAATGCGTTTGTTGGTAAGATGTTAGCCATTAATTTGCCTTATTTTCATATAGTTCTTGTAATGTATAAGGAAGGTATTTATCTCCCCTATCATCAATTAATTTATTTGCTTTCTTGCCTTCCCATAAATCCCTTGAAGATGATGTAACCGGTTCCCATTGATGCCTACAATTATATCCCCCACCATCTCTGAACGCACCGGGGAATTGCTTATCTATTTCCTTTATTGTTAATTGGCCTGCCTTTAATTGTTCTAGACATACATCCCTTGTCTTACCATCAGCCGGACCATAATAAAAGAATTTTTGCTCATCCGGTGCAAAGTCTGCCTGCAATCTTATAACTGAGCGTCTAAATGTACTCATCGCAGTAGTTACAAGAGTTGTTAAATTTCCCCTACTTATATTTGGAAGATTAACGATAGAATTTACTATCATATCTCTTGTCATACCACCTACTAGACCTTGTATTACAGATGTCCTAACAGTATTACCGAGCATACCTGCATTCTGAAGAAATGTTGCTTGTTCAAAGTCTAATAATGATTCAAGCATATTTTCAGATATAGGTGCGTAATATGGAGTATCCTTGAGTAATGCTTGATATTTTGTAATTAAGTTTCCAACAGTACTCTGGTAACCCATTTCATTCAATATATATGTTTCCATATTAATATTGGACATAATAGAAAGAAACTCCTCTCTATCAAATTGGTTGTGCATCTCTATAATAGATTCAGCCAACCTAACCATCATATTGTTTACTTCAGTTGCGTATTGGCTTGCAACTCTATCAATAGCATTGTAATCCATTACTCACTCCTTAAAGCATCAAGAAGTGTTGAGCCGGCAGTCTTTGGCTTTCTTTCCTCTAAATAAGCAATCGCATCCTCTCTTGTCATATCTGGATTTCTTTCTTGTAATATATCAGCAAGGTCTTTAATACCCATTTCTAAATCATCCTTTTCTAATGCTCTTTTTTCTGTAGGTGTATATACTTCTTCCATTTCGCCAAAATCTACATTTTCTAATTCACCAATATCATAGTTCTTATGAAACTTGATTAACATCCTTTCCATTTCGTGTAATTCGTGTTCAAATGCTCTCCATCTAGAAATATCTTGCTTTCGCTTATCTCTTAATTCAACATTTCTAATTGCTAACGATATTCCAGAACTTGCTTGTTCGGATTCATCAACAAATGATGTTGAAAGATGGTAATTTTGTGCTAACATTTTATACATAGACCTAATAGAAGAATCTATACTTTGCGAAGTATCCGGAGGTGTCAATATTTCTAAAGATGAATCAATTTCTATTCTAGTTATAATGTCCGGTGCTATTGCTAAATGATCATTCTGCATTTCACCTTTTGCAACCAAATACCCGAAAGATTGGAATTTTTGATTCTGATGCTTTGTTGTCATTAAATCAATTATTTTTAAATGCCCTCTAATTAGGTCTTGTGAAGCAGTTGTATCCAGATAGAAGGTATCTGGTCTGCCATCACGAAATACGGGGATTAAAGGCATTTTTTCGTAGAAATTCAACCCTTCTGGATTGTATTCGTCAAACATTTTTTGATTACTATTAATTTTAAATTGAAATGCTTCTGAATCAGACCAATATTGCCAAGTTTCTTCACTGTCATCATATACACTTGACCTAGTAGCAAGAGGGAAAGAAAACGCAGTAGGCTTTAATGGATCATCACCTTCAAATTCCGGCTCAAAATCATATATAATATCATACTCTACTCTATCATTCCTCCAACAAGGTTTAATTATAACAAGTTCCAAAAGATTGACAAGTCTTTCAAATCTTTGTAGGCGATGATTTTTATTTGGGTGTAAGTATTCTTCATACTTTGAACTTGCCACTGTTCTTTTTGGTGGTTCCATATAGCATAAGGAAATTCTATCTATAACTCTTTTAGTAATGTTACTTGAACAGGGTGTCATCTTATCAGACTTTGAACCAATGTATTCACCCATTACATATTCATCTGTATTGCCGTTATAATAATCCAATGCTTCCAACCTTTTTTGTAGCCATACTTCCTTTTCTTGTTGTTGTGCATCGTGTCTGCTTTTTAGTACGATTGATTTGCTCATCTCGGTAATGCCCTCACATTATTTTTATGGATTCTTGATTTAAACATAGACCAAACGGAATATCCAAATCCGTCTGATGCGTGTGTTAATTCTTTGTTACTCTTGTCTATATCTGCTCTCGTTCCTTCCCGATTTATAACTTGCTCAAAATCCTTAATTAATACCTTACATTTGGGATCAACTATTGTACTTCTAAGCATTCTATTTGTTAAATTAACTCTTTCAATTACTGGTATTGCTCTCCTCTCTGCTCTTACATCAAAACCTTCATCTCTTAATATTTGGTGGTCTGACCTCCTAGAACTTGTAGACCTATTCCGACCAGCAGGGTCTGGTATACAGATATACTGATTGTTCGGATATCTTGATTTTATTTCTCTCGCCATTCTTTCTGTCAAGAGTTCCCCTTCCCCTGCGTGACGCAACACGACCTCGTCAATGACACGAATTTTGGGATCATTATTGTATTGTTGCCATAGTATTGATACACTAGGGGAAACATTGAAGTCTTGTCCAATGACAATGGGTAATTCAGAATTATACTTATTTTTTTTGACATAATCTCTATTCCACATATAGTATGTTTGTTGTGAACCGAATATATGACAGAACTCCCCATTTAAATATGCCTTCTGGAGTTGTTCATCATAATTCATTTTTAAACTTTCAATAAACTCTGAAGGCAACGACTTGTTATCCATTGTCCTTCCTTGGATTAATTCATACCCATCTTTGGGGTCTGATTTCCAAGTTTCATACACCCAACCAAAACCCTCCGGAGTGGTTGTTATGAATGCTTGTAAACTATTACCTTCCCTCAACCTTGATAACAACATAAACCAAGCACTGTTATCTTTAAGTAAATCTGCTTCATCTAATCCTCCGGCACTAAGATTCAAGCCTGCCCACCTTCTATTGTTTTCTGCTGACCTTAAAATTATATCAGCATACCCAAACTCTCCCTCTCCCCATCTTACAGTATACCTTAAATCAGAAGCAGTATAATCAAAATCCCAGTTTGCTTCCTCTAACATTTTTTCAAGTGTTGGTTGAAGCACATCCTTAATCATTGGGTAGGTTGGTTCTGCTAGTAATATCAACCCTCCCGGATTTAAACCACACTGACGCATACCCATTAGAACGAAAGCAGTAGTTTTCCCACTCCCATATCCGGCAACCAGAGCAGGATACTTCGCATTTGATCTTATAAAAAGATTCTGATGCTTGTATACATTAAATCTCGTTGAGTTCAAATCCTATTGGTCGTTCTTTTGTAGTCGTTTCAATTTTCTGTGCCGGCCTACCTTCCATTCGGTCTGCAATAAACTGAACTGCCCACGACCTACCCTCTAATGCGTAAGAATATACCATTCTCATTACTACTTCAAGTTTTGGGATTCCATCCTTTGTACCTTCTTCTTCCCCTATCTTTCTCAAGATATCTGGAATAGACTTAACTCCCTTCGGTCTACCCTTTCCTACTGAAGCAGTATTTCCGGCTACAAACCTTCCATTTGAACTCCGATTACTTCCGTTTTTAATCGGCTCTTTACTCATACTTTTCAAATCCTTTGACTGCATAAAATATATGCGTATTTCTAAACGACCTATCATCATCAAGATAAATTGGCGTAACTCCGTGTATATTCCTCCAAGCCGGATACACGCATAAGGAATTGTCAGACATTTCTATTGTAGCATTATAATCCGGTATATGTAAATGTCCACCTTTGGAGTTCAATCTTTTTGTAAAAATCATATTTAATGCACCCTTAATATTACCTCTATCAAGATGGAAGGGTGCTGATATATTATAATTTGATATACTTCCAGTAAATAAATTTGCAAACCTCCATTTACTCGGTACTTTATCTATTAATCTTTTTTGTTCTTTATATGCTTCCGGCATTAATTTTTTAATAATTTTTTCACCTTCCAAGCAAGCCATTAACATACCTTTAATATAATTCTTAGACTTTGCTTCTTGATGAACTGCACTCCGTCTTGGGAAAAATCTTTTCATATGGGGTTTTGCCATTATACTTCCCAATATTGTACTCATCTGAATTGTCTGTGTAGCCTTTGCTTGTTTTCTTGTCAATCCTTCTTTATACACTGCTGAGAATACATCGCTTCTTTCTAATAAAGATTTTGGAACATTTTTACTACGAAACTCTATATCTATCAAATCCAATAACTTTCTTAATTTACCTTTTAAGTTTGTCTTATAAAATCCAATAATATTTCCATTTTCTGTAAAGTAAGTATCATCTACTATATTGGGTGTAAAATGTTCACACCGGTTTCCAACTTTGTATGGATGTTTAATATTTTTTAATTCAAGCGATTTCATTTACTTTTTTATTATAATAATTTGCTATACCTTTTATATCAACCTTTGTGTCTATTCTTCCACTCTTTTTGATTAGCCTTGTGTATGGTCGCCATTCTTTATGTAGCCTTTCAGCATAGACTGCATCAGTTTTGTTTTTATATAAATCAAACAATCCTCCCTTATTGCTACCAACATTTGGACATCTGAACCAATACTTATTAAACCTCATTACTCCGTGACCATTCTTAATTGTTTTTAATGTAAAATTTCTATCTGACTTTAATTTCCAGTCGCCAAAATCCCAAGAAATGTTTTCCAAGTCTAGCATTACACAACAATCAACGAATTTACTATTAATTGAATATCTATTTTTTTCACTCCAAGCAAACTGACAATAATTTATACCGTATAATTCAAATGGTAATTTCTGTGCTTTTAAATAAATATCCTCCCATATCTCAGCACCAGTTGTTATGCTTTTCCCATCCTTAACTATTCCAAAGTTCTGTATATCATCATCTGAAATAATTACCCATTTATAATTGTTATTTTTTGACCAATCCATTACATAATTTCTCATATATGATATGCCTTGATCATTTTTATCTATAGAAACTTTATTGGGAACCTCATATTCCTTATACTCTTGTGGCTCTATAAAATGATGTACTGGGAACAGACCTTCAAACAATTTGTATGTTCTTGTTTTTTTTCTATTTTTTGTTCCTATACAGACAACTATATCACTACCGACCATACTACTTCTCTTTCAATTTCTGTTTGAAAAATCTTAAAACCTCTCCACCCATATATCCAAATTTACCATTCAAAGTTTGATATATTTTTACTGCTTCATCATAATCTTCTAAATTAAATTCTACTAATATTGATTTTCTTGTTCCTTTACGCATATCATCCACCAAATCAGAAACATCATCATCTTCTAAAATTGAATAATCAACCTCATCAAACAATCCAAGTAATGACTTTTCACTAAATCCCCAGTCTTTTAATTCTTCTACATCAAAAAAATTAGCAAGAGCATCATAATCCCATCCACCAATATTCTTATTTAACCTTATATTCAATTCCTTTTCTTTCTCAAGGGATAGATTGACCTCCACACAAGGAACAGTATCTATCTTTAAATCTTTTGCAACTAACAATCTTTGATGACCACCCACAACAATATTCTTTCTTTCATTGTGGCGATTCACTATTATTGGATCAACAAGCCCGAATCGCTTAATGCTATCCTTTAATTGATTGTACTGTTCTTTCGTTAATTGCCTTGGATTGTATTCGGCAGATATTAGGTCTTTTGATAGATATTGGACTATTTTCATATTCATTTTTACCTCGATTTTAATAATATGTTGTGTTATGATATTAGTTACTTATCGGTAACCTTACTTAATTACTTAAATTTTGTATTATCAGATATTATTCTTTTGATATTTTCTTCTGATGTGTGATACAATTCTTTTATATACTTTATTTTTTTATCAAATGAAAACTCAAAGTGTGACATAGTCTCCCACCTAATTCTAATATCCATATTTCTTATACTTATTTCATCATTATTCCTAAAGGGGTAATACGGCACTTGTGGAATTAATCTAATATTTTTTAATTCCATTTCATTCTCAACATCCAACCAGACCAGAGGTTTCTTTATTTTTTTCATAGATTCTCCATTATTCAATTATCCTCTCCCCAGTTTTTCTATTTACTCTAACGAACATTAATTCAATCTCCCAATCGTCTGAAAACACTCGTTCCGGCTTCTCTTTTAAGACATTTTTTACACAAAGCCTTCCAGATTTTTGGAACATACTCTGGAACATACTGAGGACTTTGGTAAGTATATTGGTCCGTTTTTTTTGTTGAGCCACATTGTTCACAAGTAAATAATTTTTTCCCTAAATTTTTTGCAAAGTTCACCTTCTATCACCGATAGATTTTAATTGTGTCCGTCATATATCCTTGGTGAGTTTATGCTCTCTCTTTTCTTCTAACAGTTCAGCCAATAAACTCTCAGCAATACTTTGCCAATCTATAATACTTTTATTCCTAATACAACTACCTTTACTATTCTACTTCTTTAAGATATTTTTGAATAGACTTAGTATAAATCAGTACCTTTTCTAAATTACTATTACGCTTAACACTTTTCAATTGCCCAGTATTTATTCTTCTTTTTATTGTTGATGCAGACAATCCTAAAACCATTGTTGCTTCAGTTAGTGTTAATACCGGTCTATCCATTAAATTATATCCAAAACTTCGGCTAGTGCTACTTCGTTTCTCGGTATCCATAGTCCGACCACTAGCCTTGCTTCCCGAATTACGGGATTCCAAATCTAACCGATCACAGAGTTCAGCAAATTTTCTATCAAGCCGTATACATACATACTCAAGTTTGTCAACTTTATTAGAATATTCACCAATTATTGCTTCCCATTCAACTGGAGGATGCGAGTTTTCTTCTAAATTTATAATTCTTTCTTTTAATGTTTCTATTTCCTTTACTCTTTCTTTTAATATTTCTAAAATCTTAGGGATGTAGGTAAATACTTCTTCAACTTGACTAAATGTTGCCATTATAATTTCCTCGCTATCGGTTCTATTGACCAGTGAACTTGGTCAAGTTTTAATCTTACTTCTTCTTTATAGTACTCGTCTTTATATTTTGGATGAACCTCAACCTTCCAATTATCTACATCAATAGAATATACCTTATAAATAATTGCTTCACCTTTATCTATATTAGGCTTAACAAACCAGTACTCATTAGGTCTTTTATTTTCATTATGATGTGATTTTTTATTGACAGACAATAAATTTTTTGATAAAGAACATTTTACATCAATAGAATTTTCATTTATCAATATATCCGGCTCTGCAACCGGTCTTTTCTCAATCAAAGAAGCACCTACAAAATTAATATTATTTTCCTCTAAATAATGTCTTGCAATTAATTCGCCAAAAATACCCATCGTTGAAGTATAATTTTCACTCTTACCTCTATACCTTGCAGTGCCTTTACTATATATATTAGAACTTAAATTGCTTCTAACAATAGCCAGTTCCTCTGATATTGAGTATAATACCTTGGGATATGTTATACTATCTACCCTCAACTGCCTTCTTTAATTCTTTCTCTAGATGTTCTATTGTCATCATTAAACCAAGCCAATCATTGAATTTTAGATCAACTCTTTTTTGACCTTTATAATTATAAATTATAATCGCTTGCTTACCAACCGGACAATCCCTCTCAGACTGCTTAATCCAAGAAGGCATTGAAATATTTTTTTGATTTTTACATTCAAAACACCATTCAGAAAAGATTGATTTATTATTAATGACAATTATATCACCTTTGAAATCCATTCCTCCAGAAGATGGAGTTCTTTTCACATTTGCATCTGGAGATACTTTGTTTATCTCTTTCGCACAGTCTCTTTCAAAGCGATTACCTTTATCTTTTACATTTATCACCATAACCTCTTATTGATTGATGCTCGTTTTCTATTATATTCTTTTTGATATTCTTTTCTGCAACAGTCACATAAATGATGCCTATTAGGTGGAGAGCCTACCCTTATAAAAAATTCAATATTTTTTTTTATATTACACCTTTTACACACCTTTGCAGTAGGGGAATGGCGAAAGGGATTAGTTCTCAAAACCATTCCCCCCTACATCGTTTGGTAAGTGACCAAACTCTTTCTCGACCTCCTCTAAGCACTTTTCAGAAATTGGATCGCCAATAGTTCTTAATCCACTTTCAAGCCATTTACATCTTTCAAGTAAGTGAGCATCGTTTAAATCTCTGTAAAAATCCCTTTCTCTGTATAACTCTCTTAATTCTGTATTAAACCTTTGTAGGTCGTTTTTATACTCTATTCTTTCGTGTTTAAATAAGTCATAGACATCTCTTATTAATGAAGAAATTAAATCCTTGTCCTTAAAATAATTACTAAATAATCTTTTCAAACTCTGAAGCATTAATTTATCCTCTTTCCAATTTTACCAAATTTATCAAACAATTCCTTAACATCTTCTGGACTAGCATATTCAACATCCTCCCTTTCCCTCATTTTCCTTCTTTCTTCTTGCTCTTTTTTAATACGAATTTCATCTTCAAACTCTTTTTGATAACCTTCATAATCATTCTTCTTAAATGTACCAAGACGCTTACCTATACCAAACGGCTCATCATCCTCCCACCTCATCTTCTTCCCACCTTTAGAATACTCAGACCAATAAGAAATAAAACTATCAACAAGTTTGGGTGCATATTTGTCCGGATGATTTGAAACATATTTCTTTACCTCTGTATCAAACTCAACACAACGATCAGTAATTGATTTTGTTTTTTTAATTTTATTTGATTTTATTTTATTTAATGATTCACTTTTGCTTGGCTTTTGCTTGGCTTTTGCTTTCACTTTGCCACCTTTACGACCTGCTTCAGAACGGATATTCCTCAAGGTTTCAACCTTCTCCATTCTATGATTAAATGAATTAGACATTATAAATCCACCTTGAACCATAAATAAATCATAATTATAAACAACATCTTTCACAACCTTGTATTCTTCCTTTATATCCATTACAGATATCATTTCGAGGTCATTTTCTTTAATTGAATAATCTTTATTATCACGCATAATTTCAATTAACATAAAATATATACCATATCCTCTTGAGCCGTGCTTAAATCTTAATTTCAAGATTTTTTGATCATTCCTTGCATTACTATCGTGTGGAAAATAATAAGCATCTTTCATATTAATCCCTTTCAATTTTAAGAGGGACGGCTAATTCCATCCCTCTATTTGCTATATGGTTACTAAAATGGAAGTTCATTATCTCCGACCGGTTGAGGTTCTTCCATTTTTTCCTTGCCTTTCTCCGTAGAATTATATTCATCTATTCCTAATTTTAAAACCACAGATTTGGAATCATTATCAAGATAAATATGCTTCCGGTAGATTGTATTCCCATCTTTATCAGGAGTATCGCTAGCAGTACTTGGTTCTGACAACCACAAACCCTCCATACTTTCCATTAATCTAAGACCTTTAATTGTAATTATTACACCCATTGCCGTTTCAATGTTAAGGTCGAAGAATGCTCTACACTTACCCCAATTTCCCTTGCTCATACGACTAATTGATAATCCTTCTGTTACATCCATTATACACTTACCTCCTTGTTATTTTTTTTATCGTATTGTTCATTTTGTTTACGCATATGCTCTAGTCCTTTATCAACTTGTGCTTGAGTTTCTAGAGAGTTCCACCACTTTTCTGTTGTGGTTTGTTTTTTCATCCATATAGTATGCGATAATAACTTTTTAAACTCCTCGTCCTCTTTTATGCTTTTTTTCAAGGGTTTATTAACACTTTGCCCATCATCATCAATAGTTGCTATCCCAAGAACTGCACACATACTATACCTTCTTCCATAAGTAATAGCAGAGCCATATCCCTGCAGGTCTTGCTTATCTAACATTAATAGCAACCTTGTTTCCAGAAATTGTCCAGACGAATGTGCTAATCTTCCAACTATGATTAAATGATGCTCTTTTATATTTGAATCATTATCAAATCCACATAAAAAGACCAATTCATTTTTAGTTAGAGCATCTTCACTGCCTTCTATGATAGCAGTAATATCAGCATAATTAAACCTCGTCTGACCATATTTCACTTGACTATTCTTAGTAACACCTTTGATTTCTTTTTTTGCTTTACACAATGCCGTAATCAATTCACCGGTATCACTTGATGTTTTAAAACCTCCCATTCTATTCGCCACTCCCACCTCTTTTGAATATGGAATTGAAGTGCCCACGAATCCGTTTTGCGATGTTGTATTTGTCACCTTTTTTTCTCCCTTCTTTTATTTGATTTTCAATTAAAAAGAGTTCAATCAAGTGGCGATACTTCATACTTGGAGTTCTTTTATACTGAAGCCAATTACAGACTGCATCAGTACCCACTCCTATCTTTAAAGCAAATTGCCTTTGACTAATCCCTTTTACTTTTAGTGTCTTTCTTAAGTCCTCAATCACGATTCCCCCTTCTCATTTAAATGTATAGATAACAGTTCTATAATAATTTTTGTTGCCGATTCGCTAGATGGTGCGAGTTTAAATACCACACTCATCGCAAAAGTCATCGAGCCAAAAGCAACATCAATGTCCTCCATTCCAACTGACCTAGCATCTGTAAAGTCTACCAAATCATTCCTAAGTTCTACAAACCCTTCACACTCACACAGATCAGTAAATTTATCTTTATCTATTGACATTGACAGACCTCATCTCACCTTTACTTTCCCATCCAAAATTCTCGTGCTTTCCAGCCATTTCAAAACTATCTGTAGTAAGAAAATACTCTTTTGTAGATGAATTGTAAAAGAATCCAGTTATCTTAATCCCACTCTTTTCAAGCCAATCAATAGCAATTTCGCATATATTATTTAACTTGTAATTGTATGGTATTATATCATTCTGTCTAAATCTCATATCGTAAATACCCACTCTTTCCCCTCTTGTATTTGTTGCCGGAAAGAACCTTACCCTAAAACCTCTATGATGCTTATATAACTTTCCATCCCTTCTGAACCGGTATCCATTATTCATTTTCATTCCCTTTCATTTTATTTTTTTGATACTCTATCAAACCTTCTTCATCCAATGCCCCTATACACTCACATTCCATTAGAATTTTATGTAATTCAACATTTGGATCACCTTCCTCCTCCTCAAAGAAACCATCCCCTTCACACCACTTGCAATCCGGATCAGTAAACTGCCTTAACTCTCTATTCGTAGCACTTTCAATAAATTCCCTGCGATAATAATCATCATCTTTTACTTCATTATTAAAAGAACTTTCCAAGTAGTCTAAAAATCTATCTATCATTTCTGTATTATTATTCACAATAATTATCCCTTTCTGAAGGTAACAGTACCTTCATTTGTATTTTTATCTATTTTCAGAGTAGCAATAACATTAGTATACTTCTTTATACTATGTATAAATTTAAAAATTTCCTCACTGTAAGGCATTTTTACACGGCAGTAGGTATTTGTACCCCCAACCGACAAAACCTTGTCAAATAGGTCATTTTGGACTAAATACTTATTTATTATTACTAGAGTACTATTCAATTTCACCTCCTTCTTTAAGATTGCAATTATCTGAATTAGAAATACCGGTTTGGATTCCACAGAGAACACAAACATCCTCATTGTATATATCAGTATAATAACTGATATGATCACAACCAAGACCTATCAACTCGCTATAATATTTCATTTTACCCATTATGCAACCTCCTCATTCAATATTCTCATCAAACCCCAATGCCCCATTACAGAAAAATCTTGCATAATCCTGCGAACATTGTCATCCGATATTCCAGAATAAACTAGATTCATCTCTTTTAATTGATCCATTGAATCAATAATAATATTGGTCTTATAATATCCCTTTTCACCTTTATTGATTTGTATCACAGAGACATCCATACCTTTTTTCAAAAGCCATATGTCTATCGGATTAACTGAAAAACATTCATTTGGCAAGTCTTTTATATTGTATTTCATTTAAGCAACCTCCTCATCACAAATAGCAGATTCAATAATAGCATTCCGACAAGTTTGTTGATAGTCATAATCACCACTTGAATCAAAAATATCAGTATCAATATCATCTCTCATATATGCTTTTGCCTTTGCTTTTGCTTGTGTTTTACTTGTAGCATAAACATATACATCTTGATATACTACTGTAGGAATACGGCACTTAACTGTATATAATTTTTTATCAGCCATTATGCAACCTCCTTAATAACCTTATATTCACAAAAAGGTGTAAATATACACCCATTCATAGCAAGAGTATCCCAAGCAGTACCTTTTGCCCAATGCCCTGCTCCTTCAGTTTCTTCTATAAAATCATCATCAGAAACCACAATCCAAGCATCTTCACCCTTATATTGTTTCATTATTTTTGGATTCTTCATCTATGCAACCTCCTTTGATGTGTAGAATTTATTGAACATATAATATGTTAAATCCTTAATAGAACCTTTATACAAATCATTTGATTTTAATTTTTTAAATGTTTTGCTCTCATACTGATCTGCCCTTATTAGGTATTCCCTTTTTTCTAAATGAACTAACTTTAATTGAGGAAATTGGGGCAACCCATCTTTATGTCTATTATCATCAAAAGCGCAATTTATTTGAGATATCATAAATTGCAATTTCATTTTGGTTGGTTTTGTTATATTTAATTCCATTTAACTAATCCCTTTCGTTTAATGTATTATTATTATTATTAATCACGCATTAATTTAAAAATAATATAACTTAAAACCAAAGATAATAATATATATATATACTTTTTATGTAATTATTATACGGAATAATACTTTTTATAAGTAGTATTATTATCTTGAATTATTATACAATGCAAGAAAAAAGAGATTTTTTCTACTGATGAGTAGATTTTTTCTACTGATGAGTAGATTTTTTCTACTAATACACATTACAATGCAAGAAAAAAGGGAATTATTCTCTTTTTTTATAAAAGGAATGAGAAAATTTAGTTCTCATTCTTTGTAGCAAATGAATGTTTTTTATGTTCATTTGTTAATATAAGTTTAAATACCATTATAAAAAGACAAACCCTCGCAAAAGCAAGGGTTCATCTTGTCGGGAGTTAGCAACGAATGGAGGAGAGTAACTCGCTACTATACGATTTCTGTAAAGGTTGCAGAAACACTCCAAGCATTTGGACTGATCTGACTTTGTTCCCATTTAGTTATCCTAGCATACATAAACCAGTCTATCGCAGTTGGTTGTGTTGCAGTGCCTTTAGGCACACTATCTTGACTTAATTGTAATACTACTGGAATATGGCTTCCTTGTGTGTATTTTAATATATCTGATAATGTAGATATTCCACTCTCAGTTCCATCATCCCATTTAATATAATCCCAAGACATATTTATTTCCCTCTGTCTATTAGTATTGTATAAAGTTGAATATGACCTACCACTTACTGAATTGCTTATTTTATTAAAATTATTAGTATTAATACTTATATCTGAGGGTGTTGTTGGCATTTCAAATATTGGTCCTAAATGTAATATACCAATATCAACAGAACTTGTATCCCAAGTTCCCCCATCATTAATAGCAACCCCAGTTACATCATTGTGGTAGCCAGTTGTTTCTATCACGCAAATTTGGTTATCTGTGTTGGGGTTCATAAAGTTAGATGAAAAGATGTCTGATCCAGCAATAGCAACACTCGCAGTTGCAGAACTACCATCATAGATAGCAAGTTTACCATCAGCAGAACTAAGCGTATGCCCATCCACTACAAGCATATACTTCTTACTAATATTTGAGATTACATTAGATGTTAAGGTGCCGTCAGTTGTGCTACCAGTTAAATTTGCATCAGATTCTGTGATTGTTGTCTTAGTTGTAGCATTATGGTCAAACATTGTATATAGATTTGAACCAGTAGCGACCTCTAATGTGCTAAGTGTTATTGTATTAGATATAGATAAATTGTAATTAAAAAAGTCCGGAACAATCTTTACTATCCCTATTTCTGGTACTGCCATTTATACCTCTCTTGCTTTGAATTTAATTTCTCTTACAGATATTTGTAGTTCTGTAATTATAAATTTTATTTTATCATTTGCCGTGCCATCGCTATTTGCGTCATTCCAATCTTTGTTGAACGGCTTTAATGCTGAAGAATCTATACAAACTATATCGCCAATATCAATAGTGTAAAATTTTGGATTAACTAATGTTCCGGAAACTAGTATTTTCATATCTCCCAATATATTGAAATAATAATTAGCAAAATCTTCAACACCAATATCTGCCCCAGTTTCAGTCTTGTATACTGCGTCTAAACTAACTTCCTTGATATTTTCCTTAGTTTCTATATTATACTTATCCCTTATTGCGTCAGAGCCACCAGATTTATATTCAGTATACCTTCTATAATTATTTAACTCTTGGTATTTTGCATATCTAATTCTATATTCTGTTTCCATTTTACTAAATCTTGTATGAGAGATATTTAATTTAGAAATATCATTATCGGTAAAATCCCAGTCTTGAGAAACACTACTATAATCTGATTTAAGAACAATATACTTTGATACAAGTGTTCTTGAATATGTAAAAATAAAGCAACCCTCATACTGCAACCTTTCCAATACATCCTTAACATCCTCCGGCTCTGAAATACAATATCTAACTTTCCAGTCACTTCTATCGCTCAATGAGGTTGCCCAGTCAATAGGATTATCAGTTACACCACAATATCTATACAAGATATCCCTATGTGCTTCAATAACATTAGTACAGAGAGCCGGTGATCCGTTCCAACTATCTAAAAATCCATCTTGATATGAGTATAAAACCTCCTCTACTGAATCACTTGAACTTTCGAACTCCCCTATTGCTTTTACATAATCAACATCAGTTTTCGTTGCACCACTATAAAGGTATACTGAACCTCCAGAGCCACTATAACTTACTGAAAATTTTAATGATATATTTTCAGCATATTCTCCAGAAGAAAGGCTGACTGTTTTTATATTGTTTAAATCAGATTGCGATGAAGGGGATGCAGATGTTATCGTCATTGTATGTGCATCTGTCCAACTTGTATCACTATTTACTGCGTATTGCCATTTCATAACTATTGCACCACCACTCGGCATCACAATATTACTCGCTCTGATATCTGTCTGAAATTCAATTTTTGCTACATTACTCGTGGATATAGTGCCGGAAGGGAACGGAAATCTAAACTCACAGTACCATTCCTTTGTGGCTAATGGTAAATTCGTACTAATAATATTTCCTAGATTACACTTATTGTAAAATGTATTAGGCATAGAGCCAGTATTAACTACACTTGAAGGGTAATACCCAAATCCTCTTTTTAGATTCTTTTTTGCTATTGAATAATAGTATGTACCATTCTCACCAGTAGCAGATGCACTCGTCTGAGTATTTTGATCTGTTAATGGGATATAGGCATTTATACTCTTGTCAAATAAAAACAAAGCACCTTTACCACTTTCTTTTACCTCTCCGACTGCATACCAATGATACAGATTGTTTGTTGAAAATCTTGGGCAAGGTTTTAATCCAATATATAAATCTTCATCTGCTACATTTTTATTTGAGTAAGTTGGTAGACTTCCAGAATATCCGTGGTCAAAATCCCCATAACTTACCGGTACTGGCACAGATTCACCTAATGTGCCGGATACAGTAAAATTGTTTGGAATAGAAAGATGATCCCAAGGTCTTTTCGTTTGAATTTTTAATTCACAAAAATCGCTTGTTGCACTGACATCCACCAACCTACCTACATATAATTGTATTAGATGATTTAAATTTCCCGGAGATAAGTCACCATCAGCCAAATCTTTTTGGAATGCTATATATAAATCACATCTTCTATTTAAATAATCATTATCACCATAAAGCAATAGTTCAGACAATTTGTTATTAGGAGTATAATTTTGATGGCAGGAAATCGTGATGTCACCAGTCTTTGAGGTTGATTTTTCCAAGTCCAAACTCTGCCTAATTGTTGGGTCATTTTTTATTATTGGATAACAATTTTTAGGAATATCATACGAAGAGTTATCTGTAAAATTCCCAGTTGATATTGCAAAATTCTTCCCACTACCTTCATCAGAATGGTATAAAACTGCTATCAGTATCTTTTCTAAATTTTTTGTTGATTCTGTTATCTTTCCTACTGCCACTATATCTTGCCCTCTCTGACTGCAATTTCTATGGCTGGGGCAATCTGCTCAACTGCAAATTCTTCAGTCATAACATTCCCCTCAATAGATATATGGTAATTATTTTGCTTGACTGGTTCTTCTTGTCTTGCAATATTCGATATATTTGTAATATTGCTTATTGGTGCAGGTATACTAGAGCCACCCACAATCCCACCGGCTTCAAATTTATTTATAATACTATTCTTTATAAGTTTATCATCCCCAGAATTAACTGCCTCCATCAAAGGTAAGCCTAGTTTCTCAACTGCCTTTCTATTTATGATATATTCTCCTTGCTCTGCTTCTATTATCGTACCACCTTGTGAATGTCTTTTGCCTCCAATAAATCCTCCATCCTCATAAGGTGAATTTGCTATTGTCGCTAATTCTATTGCCCCAGCAGAAGCAGTTATACCAGCAAGAGCAATATTGAATGGTGGAGGTGCTGAACTTAATGCTTTTGAAACTCCAAGAGCGATATTAGAAACTGCTTCAGCATACTTTGCCGGTTTTAATGATTTTCTATTTTGCAAATCTTTCTGTCTAAACTTTTCTTTTATATTATTTATTTTTGCATTCTTTGTTTCCTCACTCAAACTTGACTGTTGAACTGCCTTCAGTTCAGATTCCATATCTTCATCTAATTTTTGTTTTTTAAAGTCGTAAAGGTTACTGTAAACATCACCAACAGCACCTCCCCACTTTGATACTTGCCCTCCTATCTTTTCAAGACCTTTGCCCCATTCTTCTGTAAGTTTTTCCATCCCTCCAGAATCGCTATCATCACCACCTTCACCAGAACTGAATACTTTTTTTAATGGTTTCTTAATTTTCTTGCCACCTTCTTCCGATGTTAGAGCCATATTATTTAAAGCATTAGACCAAATTTCATCCATCTTATCAGCAAAATCTTCGACATCTTCAATAGTATCTGATCCGAAAATATCTTTCATTAAGTCTGTTTTCATTCCTTGTTTTTGCAGGTCAGCAATCGTTTCATCATACTTTGCCGTAATACCATCAGTATCAATTAATTCACTCAATTTTAAAGGTTCAAACCCCAAACTCGTAGCAATAGAATTATACTGTTTCTTAATAAAATTAATTGCCTTTGCAAATGTATTTTGCATATTTGCTGACAATACTGCGAGGTCAGATTTTAACATTTCCCAAGCAATTTTTCCACCTATTACGATTGGCTCAAAAACATAAGAAGAAAAACGACTTATCCAGTTGAATAATTTTGTAAAAGCACCTACAATAATCGGAGGTATTAATTCAACTGCTTTTTTCCAAGTAAATGAAAACAATTCCGGTATTCCTCCAAGTGATACTCTAAATGTATCAACAACTGCTTGCCCTAGTATAGACATATTGTTTCCGATATTCTTAAATGATTTTGTCCAATCAATTTTTCCAGTAAAATCAAACGCACCTGCCAAAGCATCAGTAACCTCTGAAACTGCCGGCAAAATCTTTTCCCCTATTTCTGTTCCTAAATTTTTTAAACTCGCACCGAATCTTTGAAAAGCATCCCCTTGTTGTTCAATTATACCACCAGACCTTTCAACATTTTTTAAACCGATTTCCATAGTTTCATTGATTAAAGCCTGCTTTCTTTCCTCCTCTGTCAAAGCACTTGCAGATTTGTTCAATATTTTAGCATACTTTTCATTTGCCTTGTTTACATCTAATTGAATCCCTAAATTATCAAGAATCATTTTTGATCCTCTACCAAGACCAGTTACTATTGAATTTAACATAAAATCCATAGATTCACCAGTTGCTTGTGAAGATGCTCTCGCTATTTTTAGCATATCATCAAACCTACTAGTATCCAATCCAAGTAGAGATGCTTGATTTGCTTTCTGCATAAGTTCCATATCTGAAATCATACCAGATGTGGCTTTCTTCATTGAATTTAATAATTTATTCGGTTCGTCTTGTAGGTTTATGAAGGCTCTTTCAACACCCTGCATATCCCCTGCCATCTTTGCCCACTCAACAGACTTTGTTCCGGCTTGATAAAGGACATACGCACCTGCTAATTTTTTTACACCGGCAGTTACCTTCCCAAGAGCAGATGTAACATTTCTTTCCCCTTTGGTTTTAAAATCAATTATATGCTTATTTACGCTCATTTTCTGCCTTTCTTATGTGATTTATTTCTTCTTTTATAATCATCCAAGCATCTATGAAATCAGCCGGTGTTTCATTAAATGAAGGATATGGAGGTGTATTACTTTCAGAGCAGTACAAATATTGCTTAATCATAATCTGCGAATCACTATCAATTAAATCTTCAGAGTTTGACCAGTAAAAATGTTCAAGGTAAAGTGCTTCACCTATCTTATCAAATCCCTCCTCTACACACTCATCTACAAACTCTACCATATAATTATACACATCCTCAATCTTTTTAAAAACTCTCGTTCCCTTCGATACCTTTGCCTTGTAAGGAAAATTATATCTAGACTTTTGAACACCCTTATAACTAAGCCATACATTCAGTCTTAAAAGTGATTCTTTTATTTTTTTTTATTCACATTATCCAAACAAGCACCGGCAATTTCCACTATATCATCAGCAGAAAGTTCATTGATTTGTTCATCGTTTAATGTGGTGCACTTTTTAATAACATCAACCCACATAGTAAAAGTGACTGAATCCATATTTTGTAAAATTCTGTCATTTAAATCACATCGGTCTTTTAGATTAAGTTGCACAACCTCATAATTCTTCTTACCAACTTTAATTATGTTACTCATACTCTCCTCTTTTATTAATTACATTGTTAATCTTAATATTTTTGATGAAGAACCCAACACTCTAGCACCCTTTACTGTTACTGAATTTCTTAATTCTGGATTACCAGTATCAACAGAATGTTCAGTTGTCCTTCCGTAAACATATACATTCCAAAGACTATTATTCCCAACTGCCATAACATTGTTTCCAGAATAATTTTTAGCACCAGTATTGTCAAAATTTTCATCTCTTTTATAGGTTACATTACCTATTATTTCCCAAGCACCATTCATTATATACCCATCCGGGTCTTTTGAACCTCCGTGCCATCCCACTCTTTCAATATTCCTCTGAACTGAAACAGAATAAGAGTATGGGTGAATTTCATATCCAGCACTACTAGATGATAGGTATGTTCCGGCACTTGTCCAGTCTCTGAAGTTAGGTGCAGTTCCCCAAGTACTTGTATATGTATTATCACCGTCAGTCATATCATCTGTATAAGAGGTATCATACCCAGTTACAAATGTCATTTCCACTATCGGTAAACCACCCTCAGAATCTATTGCGTGATTTAATACCATTGAAGTAGCAACACACCCTTTGTATACAATATCTTTTTTTACAGAAGCACTTGCAGTTTCGTATCCACCACCACCAATATGAATACAAGCAGATTTACCATACCCTGCCGTAGCCATTACTGCATTATGTTCAAACTTTGGTGCTGAATACTGCCCAGTTATTTGATTGTCGCCATCATTATCCTCAAATAAGTATCCACACATCATATCTAATACGACTGGAGTGCATATCGCTGAAAATGATATTTCATACATCTCACTCGAAGAATCATAAGCAGTTGCATCTATTTCAATGCTCTTTTGCCCTTGAAGAACTGGAGATTCTGCGACTGATGCCTTTATGTCTACTATTGTCGGAGGACTAATTAATGGTATTTCATAAGCAGTTGCCGAACCTATGGTTGAACTGCCCATATTAGTTTCCTCAAAAATACCTAATCTTAAATCCTTTGAACTCTTTAATTGTGTACCTACTGCCATCTAACTATCTCCTTATTAAAAGTCTATGTTTACTATGTTATTAGAATCTGAATGTAAAGTCCAAGTTTCAGAATTATATGTCTCTGCAACATAATTAACGGCAGTTGCGAACCTATCATTTTCAATATGCGTTACAATATGGTCTGCATTGTATGTTCCTTCAGAAGCACCTGCTATTGTAACCTTCTGACCTACACCTAATCCGTGACCACTTGAAGTAAACCAAGTATCTGAATTGTCGCCTGCTGGACCATTTGCAAATACAGTGACGGCACCGGTTGCTCTATGATTTCCAGTACCAGTATATGAATATGTTGCCCTCATATCTGCACTTCCAGTATCTACACTGCAATCATTCATCTTTCCGTTCAATCTAACATCATAACCAGTTCCGGACACTTTAAATCCAGATATTTTATTATTACGCAAATAATCATCAAAATTTAATTGATTTGCATCGTGCTTGATTGTTATAGAGCCTTCAACTGAATGGTTGCCCACCTGCAAATATCCAAGTGGGTTGTTACTACCATCATATCCAACTCTCTGTATATCCCTTGAAACATTTAATGTATATCCATACGCTCTACAATCATAATTAGAACTGCCTGCCGTTTCACCAATCCAGCGACCATTAACACAATCAAGGTCTACAAAATGTTGAGCCACCTCACTATAATGAGCCGTAGGACTTCCTGCTGAAGCAATATTAGATAAAGCAACCGGATAAGCAGTTACCCAAGTCAATGTCATTATTGGGAAGCCACCATTAGAATCTATCGAATGAGCAACTTCTACACTTTTAAGGATACATCCTTTAAATAATAAATCATTATTTGGTGTAGCAAAGTCATATCCTGCACCCTTAACCAGTATCACTTGAGATGAATTATTTGCAACAGTAGCACCGGCATCCAAATTTGGCTGAGTGTAGGCACTCGAACTTAGGTAAACTTGCCCACCAAGTAAACCTTTACCAGAATATGTCATAGCATCAGCAGTAGCCAAAACTTGAACACTAATTTCCCATAAAGCATTGTCCAACCTTTGCTTTGATTGGTTATGGTCAAGAAAATATTTTCCAGTCCTTTCAGAACCTACATCTAAAGGCACATTCCCAATATTAATAGAAGGTGGTGCTATTGCATTTAGTAAATGGTATGTACTACTTGTTCCAGCACCTACAGTTGCTTCATCGCCTATTACAAATTCAATTTCTTGCGATATTTTAAAATTCTTACTTATTGCCATTACCCATCTCCTTTACTTGCTTTGATTTTTTCTAATAAATCTGATTTTGTATCTCCAGAATTAAAGGCAATAGAATTATCAATCATATAATCTTTGAGTTCACTTTTTGTCCAATTATCTGAAGGGTCTGAACTCTTTACCTCTTCAGAATTGGAATTAACAATCCCTTCATCACTGGCACTTCCATCAACACTTTCAAGGTGTTCTGACAAATCTTTGCCCAGCAATCTTGGACTTGTTTCAATCTCTACTGCACTACCTTCCATTAACATATTATGCTTCCACTCGCAAATCCCAAAAAAAGATTCATCATTAGACAAACCCTTGTAGGATTCTTTTGCTTTAAATTTACCTCTCATACTTTCTCCTTATAATGAATCGTGATTTTCAAGAGTTACACTCAACTGAGTTACACTCAAGTTTTCAATATCTGTTTCAATGTCATACTCTATTGAAGGTATCTGCAAGTCAAACCAATACCCAGATATATTTCTATTACTATTTAATAATTTTTTCAACCTATCGCATCTATTCCTCACATATTCAGTCCTATGTATAGAATCCTTATCAAGATAGTAATGGACTATTTCAATATTAAATATTCTTCTTTCAAATACGCTTGTTGTTAATACATCCTCTGAACTTGATAAATGTATTCTAATACTTTCGTCTGTTGGTTGTGCAACATAATCACTTGATATATAAATTGAAGGAAACTCATCATTAATTACCTTTAAAAGTTTTTCTTCTATCTTAGGAAATGCCGTCTTTGTATATGCTATCGCCATAATTGAATACTCTTTGATTTAGCATTGGTAGGCTCTACATTCTGAACCTCAACAAACCAAGTATCTGAAAATGTCATTGAATCCCCAGCAAATCTAAAATTCAAGCCACCAGATAATCTCTGTAATTGCCCATTTAATGTAATTGTTTCTGATTGACCAAATAATCTGTCAGACTTCTTTGTATAGATTCTAACTTGTGCTTCGTGTAATGCACCGGCTACTACGCATACAATTTTTATCTTATCATATCCGTGACCAGACCATCTTCCAGATAATTGAACCAAATCCATTCCACCAGACACACTCCCTCTAATGATTTTACCCTTATTAGATATGTTCCGTGATTCATATAATAATTTGACATCACCGGAATTAATCTTATCAACTATACCAGTTCTATCTAGGTTTGTAACCTTTGAATAGATATAATCTGCCTTTTCATATTCTTCTTCAGAATTTAACAATGCTACATAAGCAAGTAAACATTCTGCCTTCTTTATGATATAGTCATACTCTGCATTGTCATCTTGTGAGGAACCATCATTATAAACCATCGCCTTAGGAATCGGTGTAACATGAGCCGTGATTAATGAATTTAATTCTTGACTAGCATCGCACAACAAGGTATCTATAAACGCATCCTTATCTAAACCACTTTCAATTCTTGAATCATCATTTGGATCATCCGTGTGGTATAGTGCAACATAATCTTCACCAGTATTGTAAAACCACTTTTGATTGCCCGTCACATCCCCGAGAGTTGCTACCTTTGTACCCTCAATACCATTTATGAATATCTGAAAGTCAGCACTCTTACTAAGACCAGTACTATAATGTAGCCAAAGATTAGCAGAGCCACCGGATATCCATTTTTTTAGATGAGTTCTGTTTAAATACTTGGTATAATCTTTACAAATTTTATAAAAGAAACTTTGGTCGCTATATTTAAAATCACTTACTGCCATTTACATCTCCTTAATCATCCCCTTGACCTGCTTCCACACTTTGTCATCTGTTTCCGATTTTGTTGCTTGAACATAATTATCGCCTACCTTGATAAGTATATCTTTCAGATTTATGCTTCTAGCCATCTTTTTTATGATTTTTTCTAATATTTTCAATTTAAAACCCATTATCTATCCTTATTTCCTTTTCTTTTTTTTCTTTTTAGGACTTGTAACCTTTTTTCCGTAAGTTCCTTTACCTTTAGGCATATTACTTGCCCACCAATTTAAAGATTGATTTTTTTATTGATGTCCATATAAGGTCATCCCATTCAGTTGGTGATAATGCAACCAATTTATCAATCGCCATTATTCCTATTAAAAAGTATTCCCAATTATTTATTACAAAATCCATTTACTTCTCCTTATTGTATAGTGAGAATAGAGTTTTTACCTTGTCCTTCAAGACATCTATGTCTACTCTCATTCTCGTTAGTATTGTTACAAGCAACACAAAGGCTGTAAGTTGTTCCCAGTAATCTGTTATAAAATTCATTATGTACCTCTATATGTTTATGTTCTACCTCACAGTAGGATGGACATCTATATCCGGATTTATATTCAATAAAATTCACAATCATATTAATTGCTATATTTATCAAAATTATCCATTTATCTGTTGCCCCCATACCGATGTCTTTCCATTAATTATCTCTACAACTTCAACCTTGAAATTCCCATCTTTCCAAAAATCAATTATCGCAAATGCGTGACCCCAGTTATGCAACCTACCAGACAACCATTCATTATCCTCCGATTCCATAGACTTTAAACAACCCAAACTCCAAGCACCAATAGAATTGTCAATTCTTGTAATTGTATGTCGTTGGATGTCGTGAGTATGCCCATACATTATAGAGGTTCCATAACTTGATAGATGCTTCTTTGCGTGATGCAGGCAGACATAAGCACCGTGAATGAAGGCAAGTTTCCCTATCTTTAATGGTTTATTATGAGAAAGAACCTTGTATCCTCTTTTTTCCCACCTACAAGCACTATCAAATGAATATCCTTTCAAGTAAGGGTAGGCTTCTTTGAACTGATTTAACCAATGGTCGTGATTCCCAGTTAATACATACCTTTCCTTACACCCTACCCAGTTAAGACTTCTATCTATTTCATCTATTCCAGCATTAACTCGTTGTATTTCCTCATCAATAATTGGCAATAAATATTCCAATGGTGGCTTCTTTTTTCTTCTCCAATTCCAATGGCTTACAGATTCCCACTCACCTACATCCCCAAGATTAATGAAGATGTCCGGCTTCACTATACCTATCGCTTGTTTTACACAAGATGTAGCATTTCTATCCTCTAATGGATAATGCTGATCTGGAATTACAACTGCCCTGCGATGTCCTTTAATTTTCAAAAAGCACTAATTCTTATTAAAAAAATAACCAAATAGGGAGGTAAACATAATAGCAAAAACAGAGCCAACACCCTTAACCATAGAAATTGCATTCTCTGCCTTACCGATTCTATCATTCTGCTTGGACAAGTGTCTTTCTTGTGCATCTGTTTTTTCCTTAATATGATGTATGTCGCTTGTTATCCTTGTAAGTGCTAAAGTAACCCATTCTCGATGTTTTTGTGCTGACTTATAATTATCTGCCATCAATACCTCAACTCAAAATGAACAAGATCATCAAAACTATTATCGTAAAGATTGTGATCATTATTCCAATCTCCACCCCAAACAATAGGAATCCCCAAATGATATGCAATACCTTTAATAATTCCTGCGACATAAATAAAATTTTCCCTATCTTCCCAATTAATTGGATATGGTGCTAAGTCCACTGCCAATCCTTCTATATGTTTAGAATCGAGAGTTTTGGTTTTGCCCTCTTTTTTCAATTCCTTCTGTCTTTCAAGTGAACGCTTGCCCTCAATAAGACTAATATCCACATACTTGATTACCTCTGAAAGAAGTTCTTGCAAATCTTCATTAAGTTCATCCAAAACTCTCTTTGATTTCTTTCCGAATTTCGGCATCTTATTACTTGCCTTTTTTAGGTATACTTTTCTTTCCGGCAGGTGCTATTGTGCCACCTTTCTTAGCAGATTTTTTACCTTTTTGACCACCACCAGCACCACTACCAGCACCACTGCCAGAATAATACTTTGTAAATGCTTTGCTACTTATCCTTGAAACACTACCGGATGATCTTCTTCCACCCAATTTCCAACTTCTCACCTTTCCAACTTTTTTCATATTTCTCCTTAATTTGAATGGGGTGGATATATTTCAACCCACCCCAGAATATAACAATTAGTCAGTTATTACACAAGCAAGGTCGTTCACTAACAATGAAACGCCATAACAAGAACTTGCTACTAAATCAGTAGAAAGATATGCAACATTTTCTTGTGCTTTTACATTTGGCTCTATTGAGAATGCACAACCCATAGCATTACGATGATACAATACACCAATTTTATTAGCATCTGTACCAGTCGCTTCTAATGCACCTGCACTATTAGCATATACTTTCGCACCATAGATCATTCCAAGAGCACCAGTAAT